ACATGCAATTTACTTGGATCACCTTAACTTGCCTACTTTTGGGATTGGCCATTTGGTGCTTGATTCTGATCCAGAGCATGGGCAACCTGTAGGAACACCTGTTAGCGAAGAGCGTGTAAATAGTTGTTTTGATAATGATATACAAGGAACTATAACAGATTGTAAAAATTTATTTGGTAATTTTGATGACTTGCCAGAAGAGGCACAATTAATTTTATGCAACATGATGTACAATTTGGGGTACACAAGGCTGAGTAAATTTAGTAAACTTAGAGGAAGTATATCAATTATGGATTTTACTGAGAGCGCAAACCAGATGTATGACTCAAAATGGAGAACACAAGTACCCAACAGAGCAGAGCGTTTAATTAACAGAATGAAAGCACTAGGAGCGTAATATGTTATCAGCAATACTTAGTTTAGCAGGACCAGCAATATTGGGGCCTGCAGGAATGAATTTAGTTGCAAGTCCAATGATAGCTAGTGCTATAGGAGGTGGCTTAGGTTCTTTATTGCAAGGTGGTGAAACAGAAGATGTGCTTAGAGGTGCTGCATTAGGAGGATTAGGTGGTTATTTAGGTGGCAAAATGGGCGGCTCTGCTGCTTTTGGTGCAGATCCTACTCTTGGAGCTTCAGAGCTTGCCGGTGGTGCAACTAATTTAATACCAAAAGATGTTGGAAGTTATGCAGATTTAGTAGCTCAAACTGGCGGCCCTGCTACAGCAGGCGCTGGTGCTGGTTTTGGGGCGGCATTGACAAGGCCAGAAGCTATAGGCGCTGGTTTAGGTGGTTTAGCTGCAGATTCTATGATGATGCCAAAATATAGAGAAGAAGAAGAAAAAGAATATCCAAGAGGTATGCCTATTAAAAACACATCTATATTTCCAGAGTTTGGATATGACGCAGCTAGAGAAGGTGAGTTTAACTATAGAATACCTAAAAACTACGCAGAAGGTGGTGAGGTTGATGCTATGGATATGGCTATGGATGCAGGTATCGGTGGCATGAAAGAAGGCGAGATGAACGATAAAGAATTAATTAGTAGTGCTATTGATGTGATACAAGGTGAGATTGATGATCCAGATAAACAACAAGTTATATTAGGTCAGTTTGTAGCTCAGTTTGGTCAAGATGCATTACAAGATTTGATAACCAGAGTACAATCAGGAGATATACCAGCTCAATCACAAGAAGGAGACGGCATGGTAAAAGGTGCTGGTGATGGTATGGCTGATATGATTCCTGCTTCAATGGAAGGAGATCAAGATGTATTACTTTCTGATGGTGAGTTTGTTGTGCCTGCTGACGTTGTTAGTGGCCTCGGAAACGGCTCCTCAGATGCAGGTGCTAATAAATTAGAGGACATGATGGATAGAGTTAGAGAATTAAGAACTGGTGGTAAAACTGAGCCACCTGCTATACCTGATGAGATGATGTTGCCTGCATGATTTGCACAGCAGTGCCTCGTGAGGCAATAGATATAGTTTGGGGTGATGTAAGCGGAATGCTTAACAAAGCCATAGATACAAGCGGTGGTAAGTATCATATAGATGATATTTATCATGAGTTAACAAAAGGTTATTATAATCTTTGGTTAATAGTTGACAATAAAGATGGAGAGAAAGTTATAGCTGCAATTACTACTAGAATAATTTGGTACCCAAACAGGAAAGCAATGGCTATGGATTGGATAGGTGGCAGAAGAATGATGGAGTGGTTGCCAATAGCTATGGATAAATTAACAGAATTTGCAAAAGATTGTGGCTGTAGTCATTTAGAGGGCTATGGAAGAAAAGCATGGTCTAAAGTTTTAAAAAAATATAATTGGAATCCTGAATATATAGCATACAGAATGGAGATAAAAAATGGGTAAAGGTGGTGGATCAAGGTCTCAACAACCTACAGAACAAAATATAGTACAAAGCTCATTACCTAAGTATTTTGAGCCATATGCTATAGATATGATTAAAAGAGCTGAAGCTGAATCTAAAAGAGAGTACACACCATATGAAGGTAAAAGACTTGCAGATGAAAACGAAGATACGGCTAGGTCAAGAGAAATTGCCAGAGCTGCAGCAGAGGGAGGTATTCCCGGCTTAGGACAAGCCACATCTGGAACAATGGCAGGTATGGGAAGAGCAATAGAGGGTATGGGCTATGAATCACAAGATTTTGATTCTTCTCAAGCGCAAAAATATATGTCACCATATATACAAAATGTTTTAGATGTACAAAAACAACAAGCTATATTAGATTTTAATAGACAGCAAGCAGGCAGAGATGCTGATGCCGTACAAGCAGGTGCTTTTGGTGGGTCTAGGCAAGCCGTTGCCCAAGCACTTGCTGGAGAAGGCCTGCAAAGACAACTTGGCGACATACAGGCTGTAGGTCAGCAGAAGGCTTTTGAACAGGCTCAACAACAATTTGGCGCAGACAGAGATGCTAGGTTAGCAGCAGAAAGACAAGGACTATCAGCAGCAGAGAGTTTATCAGGTCAGTCTGCGCAACTTCTTGCTTTAGGTGAGAAAGCAAGAGCAGGAGATATAGAGTCTGCACAATTATTAGAAAAGATAGCTAAAGACAGACAGGCAAGAGAACAGATTGGATTAGATACATCTTATGAGGATTTTGTTAGACAAAGAGATATGCCAAGAGAAGATTTGACATTCTTGTCATCTATTTTGCGTGGAGTGCCTGTCACGCCATCAACAGAATCAACAAAGTTTACACAATACAATCCTGTACAGGACTTATTAGGCACAGGTATAGCTGGTCTAGGATTATATAAAGGAATAACTGGATTATGATGAATGTTTTAGAAATACAAAATGATTTAAAAAATTTTTCTGAAGAGCAGTTAATAAAGGAGATGCAACAGCCTAGCGGCTCTGCTCCTCAGTTTCTTGTGCTATCCGAGCTAAATAGACGCAAAAGAGTTAAAGGCGAGTTTGAAGCAAGACAAGCTAAAAATATGCCTACAGTAGCAGAAGAGGCTGTAGCTGCTGCAGGTGTTCCTCAAGCGGGCATGATGGGTATGTCAGAAGCCATGGCTCCTGCAAGTGTTGAATCAGGTGGCATAGGATCTATGATGCCTAAAACCATGAAGATGGGTGGTGAAGTTGATACTTATGCAGAGGGTGGACTTATAGAAGGTATAGCTGATAGTGTAAGCCAAAATGCTGAGGCTTTACAAAATATACAAGCGGCCACACTAGAAAATGCAAAGATGTTACAAGATCGACAAAATACATCTGTGGCTCAAACACCATCAACTTCTCCTTTGCCATCAGCAGTTACCACAATGCCTACAAGACCCTTTCCTATGCCTAGACCACCTTTTGGTGGCGGTATAGGTGGTATTGGTGGTAAAGGTGGGCCAAGAATGCCGCAAAGACCTTTTAATAGAATGCCTATGAATAGATTTGGAGTGCCTCCACAGCAAAGATTAGGAACAATGACAGCAGGAATAGGAACTGGAGGCTTAGGGTTTGGTGAATATGCACGAAGAGCTTTTGGTATGCCAGAGCCACAATCAATGGCAGAAGGTGGTGTTGTAAGGGCGCAATCTGGTAAATTTTTTGACGCTATGGGCAGACCTACACAAGAACTTATAAATGCTATGATAGCACAAGAAAGTGGTGGAGACACAAAAGCCAGAGGTAGTTTAGATGAGGTTGGTTTGTCACAAATTAGACCATCTACAGCTATTATGCCGGGATATGGTGTTAAATCTATGTTTCCAGAGCTTGAAAGCCAAATAGGCGAAGGTAAAAAGTATGCAACAGCTAATGAGGCATATGCAGATAATAAAGAGATGGTTGATGCAAGGCTAGAAGAGGGTGATACATCAAAAAACTTTATGGAAAATCTGCTTACAGGATATAGAAAAAACACTGATACTGATGCAGGCGCTATATCTGCTTATAATGTAGGGTTAGGTGGATTAAAAAATATAAAAAATCCAGCAGATTTTAAGTATTTTACAGAAGTTGCTAGTAAAATGAAGCCAGCTGAATACGATGAGACACCTATAAAAAGTGGTATTATGTCTGCTGAAGCAAGCACTACAGACGACAAAAAAAGAGTTGATGGCAGAAGTGGATTTGATAGATTTTTTAATGTCATACCCACACCTGACGATTCTTTATCTGGCTTTGAAAATATGATGGAAACAGATCCAGATAAAAAA